GTATAATTCTCGTGCTTTCGCTTTAATCTCATCAGCAGAGATTGGATTAGGAGCTAACTCATCAAATTTTTGTTTTGTGAGTTCTTTTCCTTTCTCCATACAATCGTTGATATATGACCATGCCATATTGTACTTTTCGTCATAACTACGTTCAACGATTTCACGAGCCATTTGTAGAATATCGAACCGAAGTTCGTAAGGTGTTTTGGACATAATAGTCTCCTTGTGTGTTGTGTGTGTGATAGAGCAGCATTATTACTACTCTATAGTATTTATACACGATTACACGAAAAAAGTAAAGAAAAATTAATATTTTTTACCAATATTATATTTTGCGACCAATTCCCATTTATCTCTTTCTTTGTAAGGCAACACTTTTATTTGACTCAGTGGCGCCACAGGGTCAACAGTTTTTTGTGAATCTACCAACTTGACCAAACCCCATTCTGCTAAAAGATTAGTAATGGTGTTTCTTCTCGCACGATCACTGTCACTAAAATTCGAAGGTTTTCCATCCAAAGAAAACAGTTCTTTAAAATGAACAATATAGTATTTACCTTGTTTATGTAAGATATGACAAGATTGGTAAAGCTTCATGTCTTTACGAGAAGCGATTCCAATTCTAGTCAAGGTTTCTCTGACTTTGAGAAAGTCATCTTCTTGAGAAAGTGTTACTTCAACCAAACTATTCAAATCAAAATTCATTTTTTTCCACCCTTAAACAATCTATTTTTTATTATTGTTAATTGTTCTGAAGTAAAAATGTCTACTACTTCTTCTGCTTTCGCATAACTAAAACCATAGTATTCCATAATTAAATGAACATTTTCTTCTTTTGGTTTTTTATGCCACTTAGCAAATCTTTTGCTTTGCCTGACTGTATTTAGTAAAAAATCAAATTGTTGTTTTTTATCTAGGAAGTGTCGCTTATTCATTTCATTAGCGAGTAACACCGTATCGATAAAATAAGAAAGAGACCTGTTAGTCAAAAAAGGATCATATATTTTTTCTGCTAGTTCTGGATTTTCACTTTCAGAGATAATGTCTTTTTTCGAATAGTTTATTGAGTTTACAAAATCGAAAACCTTCATTATTCGAACTCACAATCAGCCATAACTTCGGTTAAGCAGGCCATCAGGTTTAACTCTGGATCGGCACAAAAACTTTCTTTGTACTGATAATCAGCAAGAGTAATAATCAATTGAGGTATAGATTCCTTTTTCATCGTGTGAGATGATACATCATATAGAGCTCTATATATTGAAGAATTTTCCAAGGTATTCGTGGATACCCACTTTCTCATGTCATCAAATTTTTTGTTCTTCAAAAGATTTACAAGTTCTTCTACATTATTGTTTCCAGTCGCAGTGAGTACATTATCATCAATGTGATTACTGATTGCACTGTATCTTTGTACCTCGTTTATAACTCTTCTCCAGTCTGGAAAAAACTTAGTTATAAGTTTAGCTACAGCCTTTGGATCAAACGTTACATTTTCTTCTTTAAGAATGAAAGACAGTCTTTTGAAAAAATCTTGTGCAAGTTCAGGCCTGTCTTTTTTGGGAATGTTAAATTCGATAACACTACATCTGGAGTGTAAAGGTCCTATGATTCTATTTTTAAAATTACAAGTTAAAATAAATCCACAGACATCAGAGAACTCCTCCATAAAATTTCTAAGTGCTGGTTGAGTAGATTGAGGATTTAGATAATCAGCTTCATCAAGAATTACATATTTCCTCTCTGAAGTAAAAGAAACACTTGATGCGTATTGTTGAATGTCATGTCTAAGCGTATCAATGTTTCCATTCATACTACCATTGATCATGTAATAATCAGCATCAATTTCTGTTAACATTGCCTTCGCAAGTGTTGTTTTACCCACGCCGGGTCCACCAGAAAGCAAAAGATTAGGTATCTTTCTGTTTTCAACAAATTTTTTTGCTGCGGTTTTTAGATCACTCGTAAGTACACAATCGTCTACTTTTTTTGGTCGATATTTTTCGACCCAGAGAAATTCTTTTTCATGCATAATATATTACTCCACATTTTCATAAAAAAATTACCAAGAAGAATTTCTTTCCGCTACGATAAAATAAGACAACTTATTATCTTCTGAAGTAAACTTAGCGATACCCTTTCTACTAAGGGTAACAACATAATCTTTAGGCAAAAGTTTTAAATTCTCAACTCTAAAAACCGCCTTGAAATCAGTATCAACCGGTACATTAAGATTGAATTTAAAATTGTTCGATGAATTATTTACAACATCTTCAGCACTAATAAAAAGTTCTCCGTTTTCTCCTGAAATACAAATGTGAGGCAATTGCATTACAGTAGCAGCTCTAAGCAAACTGGAGATTCTTTTTTCGCTGAGAGAAAAATCTTCAAGTACGTCAGTTAATTCAAGTTCCTTTTCTGGAGGTAACGTAATAGTATTTTTGTTTGCATAAAAATAACGTACCGTAGAATCGTCTTGACCGAGGACGTTAAGGTTGTTTTCATCAAACGAAAATTCTGGATCTTCAAAAAGACTAACAACTGCAAGAAACTGATTTAGGTCGTAGATACCAAATTCTTTAGGAAACTCCTCTTCTACATTTGCTTTCGCAAACACGGTTTTCATTGGAGAAATGGTCGATAAAGCACTGCCACTCTGCACAAAGATAGATTGATTAATTGAAGAGAAGTTTTTCAAAACTCCGGTAGTTTCATTAGAAATTTTCATAATTTACTTTCCTTTCTTTTTTGTAGATAGGTAATCATCGCCAACGGTGGCAGAAGCACCAATTTGAGCGAGATCAACAAGACTGCCACCAAACATATATGAACCCATATGCGTCAAACGCATCCATGGACACATCCACACTTTTATTCCGGCCTTTCTAGCCCATTGACAAAACATATAGTCTTCTGATAGATATCGTTTTGTTTTTTCATCAATGACACAATCAAAATAGGCCATAATTTCTCTAGAACCATCAAAGTGAGCTGTCCTCACATGATCGGGTCTATACGAAAACTCTGGATATGCTGCTGCGTATTTTTCGAAAGCAGAACGTGTCACGCACATAAATCCCGTTCCTCCTTCGAGTACTTCAACTGGTTTGTTGATTGCAATATGTCCAGAACCAGATACCGGATTAAAAACATAGTCTCCGACATATCTCTCAAGGGTTTGTGGGTTTTCGTCTGCAAACCCCTGATCAACTGCTCTCTTAATTTTTTCCCACGAAATTGATTTTTTAGGGTAAGGACCACAAACAATTTCCATATCCTTTTCTTCATCCGCAAGAACAGAAAGTGCGATAACATCTTGCGGATCAAATCCAATGTCTGCGTCTATAAACATGAGATGTGTACAATCAGATCGAAGGAATTCATCTACAAGATAATTTCTTGCTCTTGTGATAAGAGATTCATTAAACAAATAATAAAATGCTAAAGGAACGCCATAGGAAGCTGCCAGTGAAGCTAAGTCTGTACTTGATTTTGTGTATATACCGGCGCACTGGCCACCGTACATAGGCGTAGCAACAAAAATACTTTTCTTTTGCAGTTCTTCTCTTGTTATTGAGATTTCAATTTGATTATCACCCATTATCATTTTTCCTATTTTCATGTACGTGAAGAGCAATTATACTATAATGTAACACCTTTAGTAAATCTTTTTCCCAATCTTTTGGTGTTCCTTTCTTACCATATCTTTGAGCGTATTTGAGAATATTTCCTATACAAAAACCTTCTCCGTGGCCACAGTCAACTATGAATTCAGTAGCTTGGAAATTATTTTTTGAATAGTGTGATTCGTATGTTGAATCGATATAATCTTTAAGTTTTTCTAAAGCTTTATCTTCACTAAATTTATAATGCATACTTCACCGATTTTTTACTTTTCTTTTTCAATTTGTTCATTTTTTTCTGTTTCTTTTTGGCGCGTTCAAGATTAATTCGATGCGATTTTGAAGTATATACAATACCGTCTAAATGATCGTATTCATGTTGAAATACTCTGGCTGTTAAACCATCAAATTTAAAAGAATCCATTTTCCCTTCTTGATTTGCGTACCTCACGCGAACAGCATGAGGTCTAAGTATTTTAATGTAGAGTCCGGGAAAAGACAAACAACCTTCTTCGATTGATATTTTTCTTTCATCAAGAAAAGACGTTATTCGA